CCAGAGCACCGGAATGACAATCTTTTTTATCGCCCTGTTACTTGCCATCTGGAGTAACAAGGGAGTAAGGGATGATAGAGAATGATTACAATAACCGCTTATTGCATACATGGTAAATCGTACCTTTACAAATCAATACTGAACTCCTTTATAAGGATACATGGTAATATAAACGAACCCGTCTTGATCATAGTATCAGAGAACGATAAAATACAGCGTTCAGACCTTTATATACCAGTCTTGCAACAGAGAAAGCAAATCAGACCCGCACAGATTAATCACATTATCACGTCTCTAACCGAATAACCCACCCCCCCCGGTTAGAGCATCAAATAAACCTGATAAATTATATCAATTGGTAAATGGTTTACATAACCCCTACCATACGATATAAAATATCAGGTTTATGTTTTAGTAATAGACGGGTGCAGTACCTCAAAGACGCTATATTCAATTTCTAGAACTAGTTTAAATTTCTAGATATTCACTAAATATTATCAAAGACGCTAGTTATAGATTTATAGCTTGTCATATATTTTAGAAACAAAGTTTTAAAAATTTATTAAAAAATAATTTATTAGTAGATATATGACAAAATAGGTCAACAATGTATAGATATTAGCTAGAATAAAGGGTAAATCAGTGTTTATTTGATTTACCCTTTATTCTTCTATCGTAGGTCTCTATCGTAGACTTCTTCCTTTCATTTTTATTGTTTTACCTTTTTTCTTTTTTAATGTTTGGATTGTTTGGGAAGTAGTCATTGGTTTATTACCTATTGCATTATACTTATAGGTATTAGCTACACTAGGTTTACCTGCTTTTATTTTTGTTTTACCCGCCTTGGTACTTCTATTTCTATGCATTTTAACAACTACCTCGTTTAGATTTTTTACTACCTTTTTTTGTTTTTGTATCGTCTTTCTTTGTTTTCATTACTAGCTCCTTTTGTTTAGGGAGGAGTTACTGGCACGGGATTGGCTGCAATGGCTGCGGTTAGAATTGCCTGTTGTGCATCTAGATCAGCAGCTAGTGCATACATAGCCAGCGGGTCATTTGCATGTGACCTGATATATTCTGATAATCCTTGTAGTAATAATACAGCGCTGTCTACCATACCCCTTGTTTCTGCTACTTCTAATGTTAAAGCATCTAATTCTGCGGACATATGATTCTCCTTTTCTACTACTATGACTAAGGCTTTTTTTATATCATCCAAGTCTTTTTGGATTCGTTCTAATTTTTCGTACAACCATATCTTCACTCTATGCCTCCTCTGCTTATTTCTTCTTGCCCCCTTGAGAAAGCTTATTAAATTTCTTTGCTCCAAATTTTTTACGTCCGATTGAGGCTGCTAACGCCGCAGGGTCTTTTACACCCTTCTTGGCTAACTTTCCCTTCAAATTAGCAAACCTCTTGCCTGAACCTAATTTTGGTAGTTTCTTTGTTGCCATTATTATCTCCTTTTATTGGTGTAGAGTTAACTCCTTGAAAAAAGTAAATACAGATATTGACAGTCCAATACCTGCTATAATATAAGCTACGTTGACAGAATTCTGGCTTGCCTTCCCCTCATTTCTAGCATTAGCTTCTCTCAATACTTTTATATCTTCTTCTAGTTTATCTATTTGTATTTCATACTCTGCCCTAATAACATAATTAAAACTTCTTAATAGTTTAAAATCATCATCAATCTTTTTTATTAATATATCGTGTTCTTGTCTGGTGACAAAATTAGCTGCTTGGTCTTTTAATTGTCCCCTGAATTCATTGACTGAATCAAATCTTTTCTCTAGATTAATAGCTGCCAGAGAAGTAGCCTTTTCTAGTGCAGTTAGTCTTGCCTCTACATAAACTTCAAAGGCATTAAACTTAGTATTAACATATACTTTGAGTGCTTCAATTAGCTCCTCAATATGTTCTCTGAGTGGTACTTTAGAATTTGAATCAGGGTGCGGTGTTTGTAAGTCTGTTGTCATTTATATCCCTCTACCGAAAATTTAGTTACTATCTGGTAACTGCTCTATCAATACCGCTAACTCTTCTATTAGTGCTTTTATTTCAGCTTTTACATCTATTTGTGATGGGGAGGCGGACGATGATGAAGACAGTGAAGAAGATGGTGAAGACGATCTAGACGCCGACACAGAAGAAGATGCAGAAGGTAATACAGCTACTCCCTTGCAGAACATTTTGAATTCTTTCAAACTTCCAAAGTACCAATCCATATCTAAACCTTTACTTTCCATACCAGCTAATAATCCTGGCCCTTGCCACGAGAACTGCCACATGGAAACTCTATTCATAAGAGTTGTTGGTGGAAATACATTCTTAGTATACTCAGCTACATCAGTATTTGCAGGTATTGTTATAGGCCATGCTAACCAAAATGGTCTTTTCTTCAACCAATCCGGTAAAGGGGATAGATAGGCTAGTGTAGATAGATTGGTATATAAACCACTCTCAATACCAGTACCAGCATCTACTTGATTCATCCAATTCTGTATCATATTCAAACAATCTTGTCTTGGGGGTAGAACTGAGAAGTTTGCATTGGGACGTTCAAAATCACACCAACCTCTTACCTTTTCTTTGCCTTTCATCCAATCTCCTATAAACTTACCTTGCATACCTGCATCAACACTACCACTCCAATATTGTAGAAAACCATACACCATGTGAGGAATATTATGTACTTGGCACTCATTCCAGTAATATGCAAACATACTGTCTAGAGTTAGATTTTGGGAGATGCGTAATATCACGCCTTGTATACCAACATCTAACATCTTACTTAGTTCTGGTTTTATAGTAGTACTTGGGGCATCTTGGTAAAACGAAATGTCACAACACAATGTTCTTTCCATTAGCTTATTCCTTTATAGTTTTAATATTAAATCTGCTATTGCTCTTAGGTGTTCTGCTATTTGTTGTTTTACATCTACTACAGGCGGGGGAATTGGTGTTGAAGGTGAGGGCGAAGATGAAGGTGAAGATGAAACGCTAGAAACTGGAGGAATGGGTGTTACCCAATCAGCCCAACTCTCTGTAAGAGTTATACCAGCAATCCAAACACGTTTCTTAGCAGGAGTAGCATAAAATTCCGCATCCATTACTGTTGCTGTTATTCCAGGTCTTATATACCAGATTCTTACACCAGGCAGAGAAAGCGTAGTCATAATGGGTGAAGACTTACTATTTACAAGTAAACTAGCGGTACTTTGATTTAAACCTAAAACTACGTCACCAAGGGGCTTTACCAATATATCATTAAAATAAGGAATGAAGTCCCCTTCTACTTGACTAACTTTATAATTAGCGGGCCATTGTCCTATAACTACCGCAGGTAGTAATGAAGACCCAAAAGCAGTTCTTTTGAAAGCTAGGTCTTGGAATGTTTTAGCATAAGATATATTTATACCATCAGGTAGAATATAAAAACCTACTCTAAAACCATTATTCTGTGCTTCATCAAAAATATCACTTAAGAATAAATTATCTTGAATTACATAACCAGTAGTACCTTTAATAACTTGGTGGGCAAGGATATAAGCACCAGCATATCCTTGTGCCTTCAATCCAGTCCAATCAGTTACTGGTTTGTACCAATTAGCCCCCTTTCTATTATCAATTGTTAAAATTTTATACATTTTATCTCCTTTAAGCTTTCTTAATCATAACTCCAGCACAACAAGTCCTATCATCTGCTGAAGTAGCCCAACTCATAGTAACAGCCACATCTCCAATCTTTTCTGCCCCTCTTGATTCCCAAGCACCATCTGAATCAGAGTATAATTGTGTCATACTTGCATGAGGAACAGCGTGTCCTACATTATCCCAATGATAAATCCAACTAAATGCCAAATCACCAACAGAACCGACTAAATCAATAGAAGGACTGCCATCATTTTCAATGTTACCTACATATGAGGCTAGTGGTGTAACTTGACTCGTATTTTCAAAGTCAACAATACCCATTATCATCCAAGTATTACCAGGAGATACTACATCAATTGTATTAGCTCCAACATCAGGATTCATTATATACCAAAGCTCGACATGACTTTCAGTAATAGCATTTACTGTTGAACCGAACTGTGACATAGCTACTCCCTCACATTCAACTGAGGTCATAGTTGTTTGATTTAAAAAAGCCATAGCTACAACTAATAATCTATTAGCACCTGAGCCTACTGTGTGCTCTTGTGTCATAGTAGACCCATTCCATACATGTTGAGTACTTGCAGTAACACTTACTACATTAGGCGTATTGGATAAAGCATTTGCATCAATTAGTCCAGGTATTCTTGTTCTTCTATAAGCTTTCATTATGATGAAATCCTATTAACAAAGCCACCAATTAAAATAACATTACCTGTACCTGCAAATGCAGCTACAGCCAAACCACCATTTAATACTAAACCTGGTACAACTAACACATACCCGCTTTCTGCTGGTATAGAAACCTCAATCAGATCGTCTGGACTAGTTGTACCACCCCATTCGATAGTTAGTTTTACAATAGATACGGATGAATTTACTGCATATAACCATATTTCATCATAATCTGATGCACCCGATACTGCTGTATGAATTGCAGTACCAGCAGTACCAGTCTGCACAACTTTAATTTGTCTACCACTAGTAGAACCACTCAGTTTCATCTTCGTAAACGTAGCCATAATAAACTCCTAAATTTTATGAGAAAACTTGCACCGCAAGAATATCCGCACTACCACCTACTCCACCAGAAATAGTAACTCTTGTGGCGTCACTACCAGCATCGTCTATGACACTAGCACCAATAAAATTTAAATGGGTACGGGTTGGCATATCTAAACCAGTATTCTGTATCACGTGTCCAATACCGCTGGCAGGAGTGGATTCCAATTGTTCTAGACGATAACGTATATGATTCATGTTATCCAATAAAGTAGCGGAAACTACTGTGGCATTACTTTCTACCTCTGCCATATCATAAGTGACCCGTGTCTGCGGTAGATAGCCTACAAACCCGCCTGGAGGCCCTCCAGCACCCCCTCCAGAGGTACTTACACCCCCAAGGAATAGGGGTGAGGCCCTCATTTGTGACTTTAGTTGTGCTACAATAGCATACAGTTCTTGTTCAAAATTTGCCATATTTACGTCCTATCATCTGTTCTAATTATTGTTATTCTAGAATTTGGTAAATTGTTATTATACATAAACATATAGTTCTGGTCTTTATCTATTTGATAAAACTCTGAAGTATTATTACTATAACTATTACCACTAATGGTACTGAAAAACATATAGGGTGTATTTAGATAACCCTGATTAGTTGTCTCCATATGATCTAAACAACCATTTATTATACACACGCCCGATAGGGTAGGAGAAGACCAGACTGGGTTTAAATCATAACGTGCTAACCTGACCTCACTAAGACCATTGTATTGATTATGTTGTACAAAACCAGTATATCTAATAAACTCCACACCAGAGACTACATCAAAGTTTCTAGCATCAGAAACGAAAGCATTACCAGATAATGCAGGGTTTCCTAACACACCATGGTCAATTAGATTCAAATTATTGAAAGTATGTCCATCTACAGAATAATATACAAAACCATTATTATAGACTTGATTACCACCATATAATACTGTAGGACTACCTTTAGATAATTCTACTTTAGCAAGATTAGGAGTCCCAGTAAGAAACTCATAATCTAAACCATTTGGAGTTCTAATAGCACCATAAACACCAGAAGTACCACTTATGTTATCAACTAGAGTTATATCAGCTTCCCCATGTGTACCTGTAGGGCGTATGTATATTTTATCTATGCTCCACATTGCTGTACCAACAATTTCTTCCAAGGGCCAAAAATTAATACATAACCACCTATCTTCGTGGGCTTGTATAGCAGGAAGGCCGTATACTCCTCCTGGTACGGGTGTAGCAAAGTGAATAGTCGTATATAAAGGAAGACACTGACCATTTATAGTATTCCAATTATATAAAGTAACACCATGATGAGTCAGAGTATTAGTCCAAGGATCAAACCAAGGTTCTCCCGTTATATCCCATCCGTCTACTATAAGATTATAATAAGGTGAAGACGGGTCACGATTAAAGACTCTTGGTATACCTGAAAGATGTGTCATATCCACATGGAGGAAACCAGTTAAACCAGGAGGGCCGTCATATATTAATCTAATCCAAATTCTTGCCCAAACATCAATGCCACCATGAAACTCTGTCACTTCAAATACACCATTACCCAAATAACTTGCTACAGGTGTTGGACTAGGAGCATAATACCAACCAGGTTCTATATCTACACTACCTACCGTCCCTAAAATAGCAGGGGGAGTATAGATACCTGAAGCAATAACACTAATATAAGTATATCTACCATCTGTATCTAGATCATAACTATAAAGATTATCGTCTCCAGTACTATAACCAGAAATAACCACACCACTAAGAATAATAGGAAAACTAGTAAGAACTCTGTCTATGCCATTTAGTTTCATTAACCAACTTTTACAATCATCAGTTAGATATGGATAACCATTTATCTCAGTATACACACCTTTGGTATTAACTAAAAATTGAATTTCGTTGTTAGTAGGATTGATTGCACATGCCTGTGCCTCTAAATCTATACTAGAAACAACTACACCACTAATTGTAGTCATATTGGGTATTATATATGGTGTCCACATGCCCTCAGTAGAAAATCTGGTATAAAGTGTCTTATCTACAATACTAGCAAATGCACCATAAGAAATATTTAAATCGGTGACATTATAACTGGCAAGACCAGTAGAGAAGTCTGCCCACGTATGGGGGCCTTGGATAGGTTTATACCAAATACCAGCACCAGAAGTACCTACATAGACATTATCATTATTATTGTTAAAGTACGCTACAAGTCTAGGACAGCGTTCTCCAATTGTAATTGTAGTAATCCTACCACTACCACTAGTACGACAAATTAGAGAAGTAACAATACCAGAACGTGTACCAAAATGAGAATTAATATAGGCAGTATAACCAATATCTACACTAGCATAACCTACAATATCTACAGTAGTTTCATCTGTTAGTCTAGAGAATTCGTTTAGTATCTGATTAGCAAGTTGTGTGGCGACAATATTATCAGGTATGTTGGGATTCTGCATAACAGTAGTTCTAAGATCATTACTATCATAGTTCCAAGGTGTATTTATCTGCAAATCAGCAAATACATATCCACCCGTCATATAATCACCAGCACCCCAAACAACAGCACGATTACGCAACATCTTATCATTCTTGTTATCATGGAAGGAAGATATCTGCGTATCTGTTAATGTGATATTGTTGATAGAATTTTCTATTCTATTGATATGGCAGGTATTGCTTGAATCAAAGTACATATACCAACCACATTGAGCAAGCAAAGGTACAATAGCATCATAAGCACTGCACATACCCATATAGGTATTGTTAGAGATTAGAGAATCTCTGTCAGTAGTATCAAATACAAATGTTGCACCAGCAGCGGTTAGGAATTGAGTAATCCAATAACTACAATAATAAGCAGTATCTAAAGTATTATAACTCTCGTCTATGAAGTAATCTATTAATAAGATGGAAGCATCTTGACAGTTTAGGGTTACAGTAGATTCAGGAAAAGTCTTTTCAACTGATAAGACATAATATCTACCTTTTATAGTGCCATCTTCAGTAACAACTACTATATCAAATGGGTCTATAGTATCCATATCATAAGTAGCATCAAGCATTAGAGTTAGTGCTCCTACGCCCGTACATATGTTGTGGGTACGCTCGTATGAGGTTACATATGATAAAATACTTGCACCTTCCAAGGTAATTGCTAAAGCCATTTTATTTTCTCAAGTCCATATTGCAAGTATAGCCACTCTGACTCCAAGTGTGAGTACAACCGTAGATATAATAATTATCGTGTGGTAGATAAGAAGAATCTATATGCAGGTTCTTTCTTGCCATATATATATGACTACCCAATACATTAACATTAGCAGAATAAGTAAGTCTGTTTAATTTATCTAAGTTATAGTCTGCTGTCATGTGTGCTACAGAGTTAGAACCAATTAGAGGGTGGGAATAGACTACACTTTTGAAAAATCCCGCAGGCAACCAGGGGCAAGTAGGATCAGACGCAGTATATTTTACATCTCCAGCACCATAAACTACTACCCTATTTCTCAAATCTTTCTCATTCTTCCTATAGGTACAAGAAATTATGTCCGTATCATCTATAGTAGCTAAAATAGCACCAGCAGTATAATATGGTCTTCTATCTTTGAAATAGACTGTACCAGCTTCATACCAGAGTGAATAGGCTAATAGTTCTGCAATTGACTTACAATAATCATAAACAGTAACTAATTTAACTTCAGCTTTAGTACCATTGATAGCCAATATAAAGCTAGTCACATCATGAGAATAAGTAGTTAATCCTGCTAAAGCTAAAACATTCTCTACCAGGTCTTCTGCTTGGATATCATTCCAAGTTGGAGGGTGGTCTGGATCACTGGGGGCTACAAAATAATCTACTGCTCTAATCATCTCATCTTGACACATTACAGTATAAGTATTACCAGGCACATCTTGAATTATTTCTTTTACATAACCAGTAAACACATCACCATGATCTGTAGTATATCCTAAATCAATAGTAAGAGAATCACCAATATCAACAACACCAATATCATGACAGCTAACAGTAGCCATAGCAGTAGCAGCACCATGATTTTGCTGCACGTTCATTTCCATTATTCCACTCAGTCCTGTGGCAGTACCAAAGAGTATAGGCATTATGTAATCAATCCTATAGTAACTTTATATACTGGATCAAGACAATCATGTGTACCATCTAGAATTATGCTCTGAGAAATGACATTCATCTGGTCTGCACTTACATCACCTACAGAAACAGTAACATTCCCATAAGGTGTAACTAGTGTATAAGTAGTACCAGTTGTAGTAAGAGAAAATAATGCGTCTCTATCAGTATCACCAACTACAATACCATTCAATTTGTATGATTTACTCTCATAACCAAAGAAATGATTTATACTACCACCAGATAAAGGTTGTAATCTAGCTATAATTCTTTTAGCACTTTGAGCTTTTTCTTGTACAATAATTTTAGTCCCGTTGAGCGACCATGCCATAATTTATCTCCTATTGAGAACCTACGAACTGATTAAGTGTAACTCCAAAAGTAGTACCTGTTTGTGCAATTAGTTGTCCCAACTTAGTACTAAGTATTTTAGCTAATACATTACCATCTATAGTTAAAGTCACATCAGAATTAGTAGTCAAGTTAATCTGTGTTTTAATAGGAGGTATGTTTATAGCTTGTGCTACCCCTCTATCTCCTAACCCACCACTATCATATGGTGTAATTGCATCTGTTCCATTTCTGGTAAATCTTTTAAGGTAATCTTGTGCTGTAAGTTTTTCTGTAGTTGCTGCGTCTACTCCATTTCTAGTAAATCTATTAAGGGATTCCTGAGCACCTAATTTTTGTGTATTTTCTCTAATAGCTTGGGTATTAGCATCTAAAGCCGGAGAAGCAATACCACTTTGTAGAATTCTATATAATTCTCCAAGTGCACCTGTACCAGTACCTTGTTGTGATTTCCAACTCATTTCAGCAGCCTGATAGGGTACATAGAATTCTGCACCAGAAGGAAGATTATACATACCTTGGATATCTTTAGTATTATCAGAGATTTCCTGTAATAGACCGGAGAGAATAGCCATATCCACAAAGGCAAGTTTGAAAGTATCAGGCCCACCGTTAGGATTAGTTACCTTCATAATCTGCAACTCTTCATTCTTTTTCCAACCATAAGGGCCGAAGTTCTTTTCCAAATCTGCTATAAGTTTAGGATAGGCTGCCTCTGCTTGTTTAAGTTGGTCAGGTGTAGCAGTTATACCTGAAATACCAAGATTAGGATTGAAATTCATTGATTCCTTTCTAACGTCTTCTAGAGCTTTTTGCAAAGAATCGGCAGAACGTCCATTTACTTCTACCCAAACATCACCAATTTTAACGAGTACCTTTTCAGCAAGATTAGTTTGTACTTGTGCTAATTGGTCATAGGTATTTGTCATTACATCTATTTGTATTTTTTGAATTTTATCTGCACCATCTTTAGCTAAATCAAATTCTTTCTGACTTTGGAATTTAAGATCAGTTATACTTGGGGGTTTAGCATTTGCTAATGCAAACTGTTCTGCTTTGAGTTTAAACTCTGGCCCAAAATTAGTTTTCAGGGCATTTTCCTTAGCTATCATTGCATCTAATTCAGGCCCAACTCTACCTTGTTTCTTAGCTTCGGCTATCTTAGTTTCAAGATCGGTTATCTCAGAAGTCATGGATTGCAGTTCACCTAATTGATCTGCTGTTAAACCCATTACTGTTTCAGTGATATATTTAAGAGTATCCGCCCAATTAGTAAATTTAGTAGGGTCTAGATTATAGCTAGAAATCTTATCAAATGCTCCTGCACCTTTATACAAAGCAGCCAATGTATTGGATACGTTAGTATTACCAGTACCTAATAGTTCTGTTTGTCTCTGGTATTCCGTTCTTGATATATTTTTTGTAGGAGAGTAATATGCTGCCTGCAAACCCGTCTTAGCATTAACATTAGCTAGTCTTAAGGGTTCAGCCAATGCAGAGGCAATATCACCACTTAGTTTAACAAAAGGAGAATTTACATCCACTCTACCAACAGATGACGCACCCGCTACTTTTGTATTATAATCAGCAATTAGTTTAGCATATTCCCCAGGAAAAGCTTTTGCTACAGCATCAAATAATTGTTGTTCAGTTAAACCTGGTCCAGCCGTTCCTCTGAATCCAGGAATTGCAGCAATTTCTTGTGGAGTTAACCTTCCTGCTAAACCTTGTATTCCTTTTTGTAAGATTTCATTTTTTGATAACTTATTTTTCTCCGCTTCAGCGATATCAGCAGCAGCCTTTAAAGCATCAGCTTTGGCTTGATCTGATTCAGGTGAAATACCAGCAGGAATAAGTGTTCCAATATTTGCTCCACCTTTACCACCAAATCTACTATCCCATATATTAAGCATTGATTCCCCAGCGGAAGAACCAATAGCAGCACCAATAGCTACAAGTGCAGGATTTAAAGTTAATGCTCCTAATATGCCACCAGCAATACCTCCACCAATATTAGCATATGCTGCACGACTGTTTCCACCTAGTGCGTTCATAACAGCAGGTATACCCGCACCAGCAGCACCAGCAACTATACCAGTACTCCATAATGTTCTATTAGGATTAGCAAGAACACCACCCATAGCTGTATTAGTGGCAACTTGTTTATTAGTTTGCCAACCCTCACTAGTAAATGATTTTCCGGCTGGATTTGTAGCAAGTCTTCCAGCAATACCACCAGCCATACTAGCCATAGTTGCTAATACACTGCCCTGTCCAATAGTACTAAACAAACTCTTATAAGCTATAGCTAAACTAACAGCAGTTAGAGTACTTGCACCCATTACACTACTAATTGCAGTAAAACCATCAACTAACCAAGTCAAAGCCTCTGTTAGGGCTTTAAAGGTAGGCAGTAAACCCCCCTCTGTACCTAAAGTTCTAGCTAATTCCGAGAAAGATGTACCTAAGTTAGTAATCTTAGCCTGTGTAGTTGTCAACTCAAATTGAATGGCTCTTTCTGCCTGTCCTTGAGGATTAGCTTGTGCAGTTACTATATCATTAATATTACCCATACCAAGCAATAGAGAAGTAACCCTAGACATACCCCTGTTACCACCAGTCATAGCCATAGCTATTCTATTCTTCTGTGATTCATTAATAGCACCAGACTGTATCATGGCAGCTACTTGAGAATAAACATCAAGTAAACCTCTCATGTTACCCTCAGTATCCTTTACTGAAACACCAAACTGTCTCAAGACTTCTTGTGAACCCTGAGTAGTATAACCAGCAATAATACCTCTCATGGCATTACCAGTTTCTTTAGCAGAGGTAATTTGTGCTGTAGCTACAATAGCAGTAATAGCATTTAGTTCTTCAATACTTAAACCTGCATCAGTAGCAGCCTGCCCTACAATAGCAAAGGTAGAAGCAAGCGTAGCAACTGGTACATTAGCTGCTCTAGCTGTAGCTTGCCACTTATCAAGTAATGTCATACCTTGGTCTAGTGGGATATTCATTTGAGTAAGAGAAGCAACTAAAGTATCTGTAGCTTCTGCCTGAGACATACCAGACATCTTAGCTAAAACAATTGAATCATATAATAACTTATTAGTAACTACAACTCTTTCTACTTCATCCCTATAACCAGCACTGGCTTGTGCAGCCATAGCATAACCTTCAACAACACCAGTAAGAGATTCACCAGTTTTCCTAGCAATATCAGCAGCATCAAAGAAGACTTGATTTAAACCTTTTTGAGATAATTGCATAACAATAGCCACATCAGCTAGTCTAGCTTCTTGGTCTATTGTATCCTGCATTAACTGTCCAAGTTTCTGTAGGGGTAAATAAACTAAAGTAACAGCCGCCGTCCAGCCAATAAACTCTTTAGTATTTCTAGCAATTCGTTGAGTAAGAGTAGAGAAACGATTAGAGAAGTCAGTAAGTACTTGTCCAGTTTGGGGATTGAAAAACACCTTATTGGACATATTCATCCCAGTAGCAGTATCCTTATACTGGGAAGAAATATAACCTACATTTCTATTCTGTTCTGTATTAATACTTCTAATATTACCAACATTAGCAAAGTTAGTTTTATTTAGTAAATCTCCTTCTTGTAACTTACCCCATACTGCACTGTATCTAGGATTAGATTGAAAATTTCTAGCTGTTTGTTCTTTAATAGCAGCAGCCCAATCTGCTTGCACCTGCATTGGATTAACTTTTGGTGCAGGTGGTACAGGTATCTGATTAGGTTGATTATTCCATGTTTTACCCAGCGCCACTTCTTTTTCCCAAGGACTCTGCTTTGTACTCATCCATGAAGGAGTTTGGGTAGATGGTTTTTGTCCAGCGTTTCTTGCTAATTGATTTATTTGATCTTGTGCTTGTTTAACAGCTTGCTGTGCAACTTGTTCAGATAATACTTGTGTAGAAGCTGCTACTTTAGCTTGTAATGAGGCATTGGGTGGTAGGCGTGTAGTAGCATTTGAAGTTACACCGAAAGCAGGAGTGGGGGGAACATGAGGAGTTAAACCACTTGGCACACCAAGATCAACACCTTGATTAACTGCATTTTGGAGTATTTGTTTAGCATACTCATTTGCAGCAAGCTCTCTAGGTCTATCCATGTGTTGTGCTTGTGTTGCAGTACCATTTGCTCTAAAAGTAGCTTCATCAGCAAGACTTTTAAGACGTTGTTCTTGAGTCATTTTATTAGTATCAACAGCATGACCCATCTCATGTAGACTTGAGTATAATTCTCTTTGTGACTCAGTAACATCCCCTGGTTTGACTTTAAATGCATCTGCTATAATAGGTGTATAAAGATCACGAGTTTCTTGGGTTTGTACAGTTATACCTTTCTTTTTACGAAGTTCATCAGATATACTTTTGATTGTGTGGACTTTACCAGTATCTTTAGCTGAACTGGCAGCATTATACTCACCTGCTATTAGATTAATATCACCAATTTCAGGGTCAAGAAGTTTGGCAAGTTTCTGTGCTTGTCTGGCTAAAGGACGCACTGTCTGAGCATTAGCTTTGGCTAAATCTGCTTTTGCTTTCTCCAATCTTTGTTGTGCTTTTAACTCTCTTTGTGCGTCTAATACAGCTTTTTCATCTTGCTGTATTTGAGTAAGTACAGGAGCAATAGAAACTTTTTTAGCAGCAGCCGCCTGTTGTGCAACTAATCTTTTAGCGGCAGAAGCATCTTTAAGTGCCTGTGCATCTGTTAATTTTTTAGCTTGCAGAAATTCTTCGTTGCTTTTTACTACTAATTGGTGGCGTATAGTTTGTGCAATATCTCCAGGATGTGCTGGAGCATTGGCTTTACCCAAACCAATTTGAGGTATATTCTTATCTAAGTCTTTTAGTGTAGCATTAAGATATTGTTGTATCTGTCTGGCTAAACCCGTAGCTAATTGTTTAGACCCTACTTGTGGATTAATGGCAACATAGCCTTTATTCAAGGCATCGTTAATAATTCTAGTAAAGTCAGTACCACTGACTAACTTAGAATAACCCAACAAGTTTTGCTTTATTTGTTCTTGCAGTTTCTTTACATAATCTGTATAGTTCATCTTTTATCTTAGCCTATATCGTCTATATCAAACTCGATATCTTTTTGTATTTTTCCACTGATTACTTCGTCAAGCCACTGTTCCAAATCTTCGGATGTATCATCCCATATCTGTCTATCGTTAGGACGCTTGTCCTTCGGCAATTCATACAAATTATCTTGCTGTACCAACTTTCTAGTAACATAAGATAATGTATAGGGCATGTCTCTTATTTCTTTTATTCTATTATCTAGGGGTAGGTGTAATGCCTTGGAGACAGACCAGAGAGAAGTTATTGCATTACACCTTGCGATTTTTTTAGCTCTTCTACTCCAATCTCAAGACCCTGATACTCTGATACTAAACTTTCTTTCAAATCGGTAGGGAGATTATCAAAGTCATCAAAACTATCAAACAAAGGTTCAGAAAGTGTATTATCTTTATATAAACCTAAGAAGGTAGATATCTCTTTAAACTTCCTATTCACTTCCATATCACATAGATAGTTGATAGTTGTAGTTACATACTCTTTGTATAATATATCCATATCAAGTGTAGACAATCTTTCACGTTCTTTCTCAAGTTTCTTATCCAGTAATCGTCTAAACTCTGCATCAAACTTGGCTGGATAAGCATCTACTTCTGTTTGATAACTTTCTTGTTTCTCTAACTTAGAATCAGAACGTGCTTCTTTGGGGAAGGGTATAGTAATCTCTTTATAAATATCTTGTGCTAACGAGTTTGTCATTGTAAAGAGAGTGTATTCTACCAACCCCTCCTTTTCCATACTATCTTGTTCTGCAATGTAAGCTAATCTTTCATCGGACTCTAAATCTTTCAGCTTATTACGTAAGTCTCTAGATTTTCTAAGTGAAAAAACTCTGGCACGATTTAGTTCAGCGTCACCAATCAGTCTTATGTAACCTTCTAATAGATTACCTTCATAATTTATTGAGAAATTCTTAAACCATTGAAACAGTTTACTTATTGATATATCGTTACGTTCTGGTGAAATAGACATTCTTATTCCTTTCTACTAAATGAAATTTTAATTTTATTGGAGTAAAATAATCTTTTCTTTTACTGCCTTCTTCCACTTTCTTTTTAGCCACCTTCTTCTATTAATTAAATCCTCATTAATACTCTCATCTTTTAATCTTTTCCATCCAGTTTTACTATTAATCGTTTGTCCTTTAACTATTCCTCTAATAGCATCATATCCTAAATTTCTCTCTCTACAAAATTTTGTTAGGTTTTTAATATTCCTATATTCTACCCCATCAGGGGAAACCAAACCTGTCCAAGTTTTTGCACCGTATTCTGTTCCAGTAGGTATGCCAGCAGGTCTGTCACCAGGGCTATAGGCAATAATAAAAATGTTGTATTCTGGTTTTATTTTGTCTAGTAATTTTTGTTCTTCAGCCAAAAGAGTCTTCCTGTCATCTGAACATTCAAGTAAAACTTCAAAGATAAAATTATTCTCGCCGTACTTATTCCAATCTTGTTGTAAATAACGATTATGTTGGCCGTGTCGTAAATAATAAAGATGATCTCTTCGTCTAGATTTGATATTCTTTGAACTTCCTATATAAACTTTATTATTTATTAAATTTCTAATTTGGTATACACCCGATTGTTTCATTTTACACCTCTTAGTGTATGGGGCAGGATATTGTAAGAGCAATATCTTTTCGGCCTTCTTAACCTAGCCCCATTTATAGCAAAAGGGAGTTATATTTAATACACACACACAATTAATATGTGTCTATATATAACTCCCTTTCTCAAATAACCCTTTATTTAGACTAATTTATTCAATTTATGGACGTGCTCCACTATACACCTTGCAGTGTCCATAAGTGGATTTCCAGTTGAAGTTCAATGTAGTATTCTGATTAACATTACCAGCGAAAGCATCACCAGTAGGTATAATACCATCAATGTAAACTTCCTTGATAACAGTATAAGGCAGAGTGTCATCACAAGGATCAAGTAACTGAATACTCAGTGATGCACCACTAACCACACAACCTTCACCAGGGAAGTACTCTGTACCACTAGCCAAGACACCATACTGCAATAAAGCAGTAAGTTCTAGGTCAGTATCCAGCACAGCAATAGTACCAGTAACTTCAGGCACTTGCTTAGTACTACCAACAATCTGTCTATTACCCATCTCCCTAACAGTTTGTGTATTCAACGTACCATTGATAGTAACTGACTGAACTCTAGGAATAGAATTCAAACCAATTTTCACAGGTACATCTTTACCTCTGATAGCAACAGGCATAGTAGCATCACCAACATCTGCCCAACTAAGAGCAACAGGATCAGACTGATAAACAGCCATGATAATGCCACCACCACCCAGTGCGTCACCTGTGGTCAGCGTGGTAGGTAATGTTACACGATATTCACCTGTAGCAGGTGCACCAGCAACTTCAGTAAGATACACACCATTCATAATAACTGAAAGCAGGTATCTACCATTTTTCAACACCAAAGGTGTTTGAGTAAGAGCTTGAGTAACACCAGCAGCTACAAGTTTATCAACAGTAACTTCTTTAGAGAAGTAACGTCTTTCTGAACCAATAGCCGTATAATCTTCAGTGGACTCACCATCTGCATTGTAAGTAAATGTGAAGTCCCTGATCTGTAATTTTCTTGCATGAATTGTCTTTACATAGTCATTAGTTGTCACGTCTTTGACATACATAATAGCATCAATTTCACCAAGACTGGAAATATCTACACCAGCGGCAGGATAAGCTGCTGGATTAGTACCAGTCAATGCAGAGAAGATTTTAATACCAACATCCATAGCACTAAAGGTCAGTGTTACATTTGGTAAATCCTGCACATTACCTACATGAGAAGCCGAACCAATTTCGTCAACTGTAGTAGAAGGAATGTCTGCATTAAGGGAAAGTCTTTGAACTCTCGATGCTTTAAATGCTTCAAAAGGCCCAACAATAAATAACTGTAGTTCTTTTGATGCGATACTTGTTCGTTTAGCCATCGTTTAAATCATAGCCTCCGTAATATATACAGGTATTTTTGGAATAATATCCAACCTATACTGTATAATCCTATCATTTTTTGAACAATTACAGTGTTTGCAAAGTAATTGTACATTTTCTAACGTAAGACCGCCACCTTTAGTTAAAGGTATAATATGATCTAGCGTATATCTCACCTTATCATTAAAATCTATTCCACAACAAGCACACTTTTCTTCTTGAAAAGAGAGTAAAAATTTTATTTCTTCAGTAGTTAAAGTATTCTCTACATTATTTTTCCTGCCTCTCCTTTTATCTTTACAAAGTTTGTCATTTAGTTTACCCTGTGGGGAAGAGAGGTATCTTTTTTTATTAGGGAGTATTTTATCTTTATTTTTTTCATAATAATTTTTAGAATACTTATCAGAATATTTTTTAAAATAATCTAAATTATTTCTGTAATACTCTTTACTTTTTTCTATTAGTCTTTCTTTATTTCTTTCATAATAATCTTTTCCAGATATTTCATATATGTCATTATTTTTTCTGTACTCCTCTTGTCTATTTTGTATTCTTTTTTTATTCTTTATATAGTAATCTTTACTATATATTGATAAACAAGAAGTACATCTTGGAAGAATTCCATTTTTATATCGTTTAGCCCTTGGAAAAAAACTTTCATCTTTTTCTAGGTGACAATATTTACAGATATATAAAGTCATTCATTACCTCTATTACTATATCTAGCATGGATTGTAGGTAGAAACATACTTGAGTACAGCACGATAGTAGAGCTTTTCCGATTCACTCGGAATAACTGCTATAGGCGACAGTTGCAACTCATCCACATTAAAAGCACCTAATCTAGCTACAACTGCTGGAGGAAAACCAAGGTCGTAATCATACACTGGTATAGGCTGTTCTAATGCATTTAGTAAACGATAACCATATTCATCTCTTTGGGCTTTGTTCTCAGTAAAGAAATCAAAGTACCAAGTACGGAGTTGCATCCTATCTCTATTACCCATTTCATAGGGCATAGTAATGATGGTATCCGCCTCTACTGCTATGGTAGGTATAGTCAGTAGATTTTCGGGGAAATCATCAACTATCTTTATAAAGGGTGCATCATTATATAAAGTCTTTATAAAATAATATACAGATAGGTCTTGCTTTCTCTCGATGTAAATTGTATTACCCTCCCTTACTTACCAAGCAATCTTCTTGCAAGTTCTATAGTACGGAATCTCTTATATTCACCACCAGGGGTTTTATATGCGATTCTGCCTTCCTTAAGAATTTTACCTGTACGTAATTGTGTAATAGCAGACTCAATATTTGCTCCAATTTCTGATTCTGGTATACCCATTTGTTTAAATCTTCCCTCAAAAAGAGAAGTGATTTCCTTCTGCTTATTAGCAAGAGCTACTGGATCACCTCTAAACTCTATAAGAATCTTTACAGTTTCAGTTTGTGTCCTTGCAATAAAAGTAAGTATTTCCTGTTCTAATTTTTGAGCCCTAGATATTTGTTTATTTAGAGTATCGTACTCCTTACTCCACCTAGTTTCTATATTTTTTATTATATTTTTATATATTATATTGGCTCGTGTTTGTATTTGAGTTTGAGAAGTACCTACAAAATTAGTTGCTACTTGGGGAATAATATCACCCGTCCCATGTCCCATTGAACCTTTATCTAATAATTCCCAAAAGGGTGCAGGATGAGCAAAGAATTTTGCTCTTGCTAGTAATGTATTGTGATACTTACCTCTATAAGCCTCAGTGATATCTTCTCCACCAGCCTCTGTAGAATTTCTTTCGGAAGCAATATCTGCTAATAATCTTTTTTCTGAAGCAGTACGCTTTTTTCCTTTCTTACCAGTTTGACCAAAATCAACTTGAATAAACTTACGTTTTCTGTGTCTTCTGTATCTAAAGATTCTATTATTTTCTTCATCAACACCCCAGTACTTTTCTTCAAATACTTTAGCACCTACAGCCGGATCATTTCTAGTTAATACACCAATATTATTAAGTGCACCTGGATTTTTACCAATAAATAACTTAGCTTCAATAATAGCTGCAAAATACTCATGCAAAGTTCCTGCTACTTGATCCATTGATATAAGGACAGTTATAGGCCTTTCAACGTGTGGGTTTCCCGCATACTCTGGAGTAATAACAAGTATATCAGGATTCATTACTGCTATCATTAATCTTTCAGCAAAAAAGGGTGCTCTATATTCTCTAGAACTATTTATAGCTTTAATAGTATTTTTTATAAGAATTTGATGTAACTGATTAAAATATTTTCCTTCAAACTCTGTATTTGCAACTAATTCTAGATTTGTATCAGTTTGTTTCTTTTCCCATTTAACAGTTTCATCATATAATTTTTCAATAAGTATGTTTACTCTTTGTCTTAGAATTTCTAGTTGCTCTATATTATTCATAACAGAAGTTACTTGTGAGAGATATAGTTTTAGCTCTTTATCGAATAATTCTGCCTCTTGATTATTACCACGAAGAGTTGCTCTAACTTCATTTTCATAATCTTGACTAGAATAATCACTCATTTATACTTATTCCTTTGGCCCGTACTCTAAATCAGTCCCAAATATTGCTCTACAAATAGAACGTTTATAATCATTGAAATAGTTAAGAAATAACTTTCTAACTAGTACATACTCTTCTGAATCTTTAGGTAAGATAACTTCTAATTCTTGTAATGCCTTAGCAATGTCCTGTTTATTCTTTCTGGAAATAAAATTAATAACTTCAATTACATCCATGCCAATAACGATTTGCCTTCCCTCGTTCATGTTATTCTCCTTTTAGTTATTTAGTTTTTAAACAGCAGCCCACATATCACTCACATCGTTGGGTGTTACAAATTCATACGGCATGTAGAAATATCCGGCATCACCCCAACTATTACCCCAAGAATTACGTACAATAAACCATTTCTTGCTATCGTCATAACCAACAACTACAACAGCATGTCCACCTAATACAGATTCCCAAGCAGTAGGCATGGGCATAACACCATCACTACCAATATTTTCAAATGATTCATAGACAGTAAAACCAATAACTACAGGTAAACCTTCAACTAAATGTGTTTTAACATCAGTCAGGGTATTCAAACGATGATAAGTAGTAATCTTCCAAATAGAACTAGCATAAGCTTCGTCTGAAGGTTTTTCATCAAATACACTGATATCATAGGGCCAGTACTTATTAGCACAAGTACCTACTTTTTGTAGCTGTTTCCAACAATCTCTGAGGTAACAACCACTGTCTTCATCTTCAGTACCTTCATCAACTCTGGTGTTATAATAACCAAAAAGCACACTAAGAGGAATAAATTTATCATCAGTCAATCTCTCCTGAAATTCCCTAAAGCCAACCATTGATTGCCAAGTACAAGAACCTAACTGCCCTTGATCTCTAACAGGAGAGCATGTTTTTCTCAAGTCCACCATTGTAGGAAGTTTTTCTACTGCCAATGTTGGCTTATATATAAAATCCCTTGTATCCGGTTTATCAGGTTTATAACCAAAATAGTGTCCCATTTTTCTCCTTTATTCTTCCAAACTACAGTCCAATAATATACGATTCAAGGGTTGTGCACCACGCAGAATCTTTTTATTAATAACAACCTTTCTTGCATCCACCACTATATAATCAACAGTATTAACTAAGTTTAAAGTATATGGGGTGTATTCTATTTGCAACCGGACATCCCCTTCCATAAACTGTCCACCAGTTACCCAATTTAGTCCGTCAACACCACCCCATGTAATATGGGCTGAAATCATAACATCATTATAAGTATAAATATAACCTATGCCACTACATACATTACAGAATGGATTAGTAGTATTCCCAGTAACAGGGTCTCTGCTACAAGCAGAACACACAGTCTCATTTTCTGTATAGAAATGTACTGGACGCCCAATAGCATATCTAATTTTGTCTATAGTATCTTTTGTAGAAGGAAAGGTTATAATTGTCATTACATTAAACTCTTAAATAATTCATTCCAAGTACCAGCAATTGTTTTCCAGTTGTATTCAGGACTATTGAATTTTTCAAAACTCTTTTCAGATAGAGTTTTATATAGTTCTTTATCAGAATAAATCTTATCCAAACCTTCAGCTACATCTACCGCTGTAACAACTCTACCAGTAGTCATGATATTATCTTGCGTCCAAGTAAACTTAGGTTTCACTATAACACCACAATCTGAATATAGTTCTTTCAATGCACTATGTCCTGCTACAACTTGTGGTGCACCAAGAGATGCATGTTCAAAATTAGGTAAACCCCAACCCTCACCAATACCTGTATTAATACCTACTTCACAAGAATTATAAATAAGATTTAGTAGTGCAACTGGTGCAGCTTGTGCACCATTCCTGGTATTAGTAACAATCAATCTGTCACCCAAATCATATCTATCAGCATACTCTAAGATATCAATGTGCTGGTCAATTCTACCCATGTGTAGATACATTTTGATATTCTCTGGTTTACCTTTGACAAACTCTGCAAAGCCCTGTATAGTAAGGTCTATTCTTTTCCTGGGTTGATTACGATTAGCATTTAGTACTATGAATGAATCTAGGAAATCTTCTCTATCAGGTAGAATCTGTTTCTTGATAAGTCTCTTATCTACACCCTGTATCTTGAAGAAATCTTCATGTTCCACACCGTGTGGGATTACACTTACAGTCAAGAGGGGGGCAGCCTTTCTAATAACTTTCTTACCAAATTCAGTATAAGTAACTATCTTATCAACTGTATCAAATTCTTTATACCAACTGGGTGAATGATCTTCAGAATCTACAGGTATATAAGTTACAATTTTTGGGGGAGTTTTATCTCCGAAAAGACGCTTAATTTCCTTTAGGTATGTCCTTACAATCCAAGCATCATTTAGTATGAAGATAATATCTGGCGTCCAATATTCAATAATCTCTTCGAGTCTACTAATACCGTATGCGTCATTACCCCGTATATTAGCAGGAAATATCATGTAGGGGTATGGTTGTGGGTCGCCTTTATAGTTAATCCCTAAACCCCTGACTTCATATTCCTCTGGTGATAAATGATAAATTATAGAGTGTGAAACTCTTGAAAAACCCGTAGGCACAACTAAATCACTGATCCATAAGACCTTTATTTTTTCCTTTTCCATTATCCTATCCTTTCTATACTATACCAGATGGTCCATTATTATTGCTAGCATCCCCCCTCTCCCAGGGATTATCAAGATACCCAGGTAGAGGTCCACGAAGAGGTTGTGCAAGTCTTTTAGTAGGAGAAGTGATTAACGATTCAAGTTCTTTAGTCATTCTATTGAGGTTAGAGTCTCTCAACCTTGCCCCTTCGTTAGAATTGAAGCTTATTTCATTATCTCTCCACGAAACAGCATCCCAAGCACTATTTTCTAAACTGCCCCCCAGTATTATTATACCTGCCATTAATATTACGACATACTCATCGCTAGATTCAATCGTACCTAAACCCTCATCAAATACCCAATATTGATAGTTAGAATTTCTGGTAACTACATTGTCATCATCAATTATATATTTATCTCTCCAGAATCTTTGTAGATTCTTAATAGATAAGGCGAGAGAAGTTTCCAACCAAACATCCAGATATCTATAACTAGCAGGATTTAAATCCCCTAACTTAAGTCTTAGATAAGGTATAAGATACGAAATATTTACAGATGTCATATTACCTCTTTATGAAACAGTAGGGGGTTGTTTTAATTCCACTTCTGATAACCTTGCCTCTAGTGTCTTGATAATCTTTTCAGACTTTTCTTCGTCCCTAGCAATAGCTATTAGACGCATCAGTACTGGTGCAGATTCAATTTCTGAAAGCTGACGCTGTAGAGAATAATATTTTAGACGTAATAGTTCAGCCAGTTCCGCATCAGAATATTGTTCTATAGTCCTAACTTCCACTGGAGTTTCACGTTCTATTTTCAGAAGAGTACCTCTAGCAAAATGATTCTTATTCATTCTCCTAAGAAATAAGTCTTCTTTCTCCGACCAAGTATCAATCCTACCCGATTCATCGTTTTTAGGATCACCATATAAAATAATACCTTCAGGATTACCACTAAACGGATTAAGTATATTTATATAGACCTTAGCTAAAATGGTCTTTCTATACGTAGCGTAGGGATTACCTGCTTGCATAGCACTAAAAATTGCTGAATCACTGTTGTCCATTCAAATTTCCTTTCTTTTATTAGGGGAGGTTTCTTAGGCCTCCCCTAATACTATATTAGTTATTTATACTATATATTATATAATATAATTCTAGAGGTTTCCCAACACAAATATACCGTCTGCGTTATCGATCATAAGCCCAAACTGTGAGAATAAGTCCATGTGCCAATAAGGAGGAGTAGGCTCATTATCAGTCCATTCTTTTGACCTAGGTTCACCGTAGGTGATGAACTCACCAACATTCTTACCAATGACAAGAACTTTGTCAACGGGCAGTAAAGCGGTATAGTCATCGGGGTTGTTCCAAATCTGATTGAGGGACACAATGGGAGCACCATAATATGAACCCAACCAACCATTTGTTAAAATCTGAGTTAGAACTTGCTGTGAAGTAGCTTCAATAACACCACCAACATAGGGGTTGGGTTGCCAAGCACCAAACGCCAAAATGGGGGTTAAAGCCGATCTC